AGACACGGCGGCCAGCAGGGCGCCGGTAGCGAAGTCCACCGGGACCTCGCCAACAGCGTCCGTGGCGAGGTCCCGGTGGACTTCGCTACCGGCGCCCTGCTGGCCGCCGTGTCGGGCCTGACCGCACGGAATTTCTCGTCGCCAAGCGGTGACTCCTTCGGCATCACCAACCACGTAGTGCTGTGCGCCCCTCCGGGCTCCGGCAAGAACATCGCCAGCGTGATCGTCGGCTTGTTCTCAGACGCGAATCCGGCATGCGCCGTGGCTGCATCCGTGGTCGGAGGCCGGGCCTCTGTCGCCAAGCTGCGGTCACAGGTCCCGGCAGGTGTGATCCACTGGTCAGAGATCGGCACCGATCTGGCCCGGCTGGCAACGGATCAGGTTGGCAGCGTCGGCCTGCGGCAGGTTATCCAGATGTTCGACCGCTCCCCTTCGTCGCCCGCAGAGTTGACGCTGACTCAGGCCGGCTCCTCGATCCCGCGTCACTACTACCTGTCGATGATCGCTGACACCCAGCCGGCATACCTTGAGCACCTGCTGTCGTCCGACGCCAGCGGATCGGGCCTGCTGTCCCGTCTGACAGTGGTCAACCACTACGACGGCATGCAGACCATCCGTGGCACCGGTGGCGAGATTCAGGAAGCCACGCTGAGCACGATCCGCCGGCTGGCAAACCTTCAGGATCGCGTGGCAGGAACCGAGACCCCGGCCTACCATCGCGTCGGCATGACCCGGGAAGCTGAGCGTGTGATGCGCGACCACGCAACCAAGCGTGCACGGCAGGCAGCCGCGTGGCGACTGTCCGGAAAGCAGACGCTGGCTGATGCCGCAGCCCGTGTGCACGCCCGCGTCGAGCGTCTAGCTACCGCTGTGGCGATTATCAACAACACAATGAACCCTGTCATCGACGAACTGACCGCCGAATGGGCAATCCGCTTCGTGGCAAAGCACCTGTCGATCATGCAGCAAGACATCGCCGAGGCTGACAAGTCCGCCAGCACGATCATCAGCGAGACGCTGCACCGCTGCATGGATGATGCCGTCAACAACCCCCGCAGCGAACTGCTGCACGGGCTGTCAGCCGAGGATCTGCCGACCGATAACATGATGCCTGCGTCGCTGGTGCAGACAATCGTGGCCCGCAACCCGAAGCTGTCACGCATCATCAAGAAAGCCGGGCAGGATGACCGGCTGATGATCAGCCGCGTGCTCAGCGTGATGGAGCGGGACTACGGCGTGATCCGCAAGATCAAGATCGGCAAGGGGGCGGGCGGGCTGGCCTACCTGCTGATGACCAACTACAATCCGAAGCTGTACAGCGTTTGAGAGGTATCAGGAAATGGAACAGACGAAGAAGAAGGCCGTGAACGGCCGCAACAAGGGGGCCACATTCGAGCGGCAGATCGCAGCCGAGATCAAGGCGGCTACCGGGCTGGAATGCAAGCGCCTGATCGAGCAGTATCGGCAAGGATGTCTGCCGGGCGACTTGGAAGGCCCAGCCGTGGCCGGCTACGCCATCGAATGCAAGCGCTACGCCAAGGTCCAGCCGGGCCTACTGGCAAAGTGGCGGGCGCAGGCTCTTGCGCAAGCGGCAGGCCCGCATGAGCCCGTGCTGATCTACAAAGCCGACCGCCAGCCGGTCGTAGTCAACCGCTGGTCTGACAAAACCGATCCCAGCAGCGCCTGGGAGCAAAGCATGGTTGACTTTCTGGCCGAACTGCGAGAGAATGCAATCCATCGGCGGGGCTAATCCAGCCGTGGTGTAGGCCGGCGCATCGAGGATGCCGGCAACAAAGAACGGGCATGACAATGAGCATGGAAATTACTTACAAAACCGCATCCGACCTGAAAGTCGTGATCGACGGCAAGACACGAATCTTCGTGTGCGCCGACGCCCAGATGGCTTTCAGGCTCAAGCAAGCCTTAGAAGCAACCGACGGAAGCATCAAACAGGTAAACGAAGTCATCAAGGAGTTCAAATCATGAAAGTCTGGAATTGCATCGAGTCTTTCGACCAGCTGCCGATGAGCGCCAGGCACGAAGTGTCGCCCAATCTGTCCGACTGGCGCTCGGACGCGAACATCCGTCGCGGCTTCGGCCGAGTCTGGATCAGCCACTGCGGCGCAGCCTACGATCTGCGACCCTTCCGTGGCGTGCCCCGGGATACCGTGCGGGCGATCTACTACACGGCCCGCAAAGAGCATCAGCCGCACAAATCCCTGCTGATCGTGTTCGACGGCGTGAGCTACCAGATCGACCCGATGCCCGTGGCTGAGCCAATGTCTTTCAAAACGTGGCGGCAGATCACGGCCAGGAACCTGCAGCTGCCTTTCTGACCGCCTGTCGGGCGGGGCTTGACAGACGAACGGCCCCGCCCTATACTGGCAACACTTTCAACCAACACGCCAAATGGAGTCCATCATGGCAAAAATCATTTCCAGCCCCGCAGACCTTCTTCACATCGCCCGCAACCGGGAAACGGGGGTCTACATCCTGATGCCTCACGCATATGAGGCAGTCCACAGTCTCCGCCGTCTCGGCTTGCGCGCATTCATCATCGCATCGGCACCCAGCATTGCCGGCAAAATCTGCCTGCTGTCAATCGACGGAGCGATTGAGACGGCAGAGGACATCGCCCAGTTCAAGGCCATCTCCCCGCTCTGCGGCATGAAGGATGGTCGCGTGGTCAATACCACGGGGCACGCGCTGACGATCACTGACGATGAAGTGCGGCGCCGCAAACCGGCCAAGCCGACTGACCGTATTGTGTGCGGATACCGCGTGCAGCGCGTCGATGACGAATGGTACTACTACAATGACACAGAAGATCAGGATCAGCGCGACTGCCTCGCCTACATCTTCCGTCTGGCGACCCTCAACGCGTTCTTTTGAGTGTCCAAATGGGCGACAAGGCGACTATCGAGCGCGGCATCCGCGCCTACCGCGATCTGCTGGCCGAGATCGCGGTACTGCAAGACAAAGCCGATCGCATCCGTGAATGGCTCGGGAAACACGCCGATCAGTTCGACGATGACGTGGACGGTCAACGTGTCACCGTGAAGGCTGTCACCCGAACATCGGTTGACAATCGGGCTCTTCGTGAGGCATCATTGACTGACCCGTCGCTGCTGGAGGGGTTGTCCGCAACCTACAGCGTGCCGGCCAAGTACCAGCCCACGAAGGCCCAGATGCAGTACATCGTAACCAAGCCCGCTCCGGCGGCAATCAAATTCAATGAGGTGAAATCATGATCAAGAGCACAGCTTCCATCCAGCAGCAAGCCAAGATCAACGCCCTGATCTACGGGGACTCCGGCGTCGGGAAAACCCGGCTGGCCCTCACGTGTGATCGCCCACTGGTCATCAGCGCCGAAGGCGGCCTGCTGTCTCTGGCCGGGCACGATGTGCCCTACATCGAGGTAAGCGACATCAAGAGCGCCCGTGAGGCCGTGCAGTACGCCATCAAGCACGCTGGGGACTACGGCACCATCATCTTCGATTCGCTGTCTGAGATTGCAGAGATTGTGCTGGCCGACGCTCTGCAGAAAACCCCGGACCCCAGGAAAGCCTATCCAGAAGCCGAGGCTGCGGTCACACGGCTGATCCGCCAGCTGCGTGACCTGCCCTGCAGCGTGATCTGGATCGGCAAGTCCACCGTCGTGCAGGATGAGATGGGGCGCCGCATCCATGCTCCGATGGTGCCGGGCTCCAAGTTCCAAGACAAGCTGCCGTACCTGCTGGATCTGGTCGGCCGGCTTGTTGTTGACACGGTAGCCAAGGAAGATGGCACGCAGCAGATCCGCCGGACCATCCGGTTCGTGTCGGACGGCAGCTTCACGGCCAAGGATCGCTCTGGCAAGCTGCCGGAATTGTGCCCAGCCAATATCGGCAAAATCATCGAGCGCATCTCCCGTCCGTCGGAATGACGAACGGTAGTTGACTCGGGGCTGCGACCGGCGTATAGTTCCAACCATGGCAGCGACGGTCGCAGCCAGCAACACAAAGAGGCAAGACATCATGAACAACGGCGGCATTCTGGCAGTAGCGATCATCGCAGCAGTGGTAGCAGCATTCGGCGCCGAAGCCGGCTACTTCAGCGATGTCAAAGCCTTCGCAGAAGCAATCCTGAGCGCCGTTCGCTGAACCGACGAACGGTAGCTTGACAAACAGCAGCATCAGGTTCAGAATACACTCACAAACCCACGGGGCGAAGCCCCAAAACCCAAGGAGTAACACCATGTCTTTCGATTTCTGGTCCGTCGTCAACAGCACCCAGTTCCAAGAATCCGCAGCAGCCGAAGCAGAGGCCCACGGCGGTGGCTTCAAGAACTTTGAAGAGAACGGCGAGTATGACGTGACGATCAAGCACGCCGAAATCAAGCTTACGCGAGCCGGCGATCAAATGCTTTCCCTCCGCGTATCGGCCGACAGTGGCGAGTCCGGTTTCTGGAACCTGCTGGTCGGTCACGGCAACGGCACCAGCACGGCGGCACGGATCGCACAGCAATCTCTGGCAATGATCCTGAAGTACAGTGGCGCGAAGGCGACCGCACCGTCGGCAATGATCGGGCTTCGCGTGAAGGTCTGGGTCAAGATTACAGAGGATAACAACGGCACCGAGCGCCCTGAGTTCCGCCCGATCGGCCCGGCTGATGGCGCTCCGGCCGCAAGCACAGCAGCCGCGAAG